TCCATAACTACATCACTGATACCTTTGATTGATTTGATTTTCTCGCTATTATCCATACCCTTGAACAGGAACACAGCCCCGTTAGGCAATGTGACTCGGTTGTCTGTTTTGTTCCATTCGCAATAGTCCCATATCTTAAAATCAACTAGGCAGCCTTTCACGTCTTGAAATAAACTGTCTGCAATCGTAGCGCCTACTTTTCTAAGCCATAATATCTTTCGTGGATATTTCCAATCCTGTAAGGCTTTAAGCACCACTTTTTGAACTACGCCGTGTGACTTCCCTGATGAACCCCCACCATAATGAACTTCTGTGAAATGGCTGTAATCAGTCAGTATATTGAAAATGTTTTTGTTAAACACTTTAGCTGGGCTAGGAATGTTCAGATTAATCGTCGCTGTCGTCATCGTCATAAGCTCCAATGTTTAAATCAATATTACGCTGAGTGATTTCTTGCTTGTCTGTAAATATCGCGTATCGTTTGCCCAGCAACTCTGCTGATTTGATACGTTGAGCTGTGTCTGCTCGTTTAGTGTGCTTTTCTACATCTGATAAAAAGTCGCCTTTAGGAACGACGATGTTCTCCTCGTCTACCTCTTCGCCTCTCATTACGGCAGTTAGGAATTGGAGCACTTCATCTTGTTCGGCAATTGTTTTCTTTTTCAATTCCTCAAAACGCGCCTCAACATAGGATTTGACACCCGTATTCTCTAACAGCTTGTGTGCGTTGGTTTTTGCGTACTTTTCACTATATCCAGCTCTTACTGCTGATTGAAAAGCGTTTGCTGTTCTTATGTATTCATCTGCAAATCGTTTCTGTCTTTCATTCATCGGATATTACCACCTCCGTTGCGCTAATTGCTTGTTAAAATTTTGTATTAAAAAAGCACCTCAATGGGTGCTGATTGCTTAAAAATCCATAAAATCATAGCCAAAGGATTCATTATTTTCATTGTATTTTTCGTGCTTATTCTCTATAACTGTAACGCTTTCTATTCTGTCTCTTTTTAAATAAATTATGTCTGCGTCGTCGGCTCCTATCGTGATGTAGCCCTTTTTATTGAAAAACTCATTTGTTATTAAATCGTCAAGGGTTTCTCTGTCGCTGTCGTTAACGTTAAATTCTTTAAAATATTCCTTACCTGACGCTGTAGTGATTTTTACACTTTCATAAAACTTACCCATAACTATATTACCTCCTTTGATTTTATATCTCGAGTCTAACATAAAAATAGCCGACTGAGTTGCTCTCAGCCGACTTAAAGGAGTAATATATGTTCATGCTAGGTAACGTAAAAAAGAAATAAAAAATTATTAAGAAAGGAGTTAAAATGCCAAATTTAACCGTGCAAAGACTTCTGTGTCGTCTGTGTCCTAATTTGAACACAATATCATAATAACCCCTTTTTTCTTGGACTTCTATATGTAAAAAGTCCAAATTTAAACATAGCCTATAAATTTCGCTAGTTTTTCTAGCTGTGCTGACTTGTGTCGTAATATTCCAGTCTTGCTTGTGTGAAATACGTCTGCTATTTCTTCCCAATTATTCATACCTATTGGCTTTTCCCAATATTTATAGTTAAACATCAAAAGAGTTTCTTCATCGCACTGGTCTAAAAATAACTCAGTACCGTGAACAATATCCTTTAATCTTCTATATTTTGCGTCTTGATTGCATTTCATGAACTGTTGCTCAACTGGATTACTTACTATATTAGGTTTACCACCGTCGGGGTTGTCAGGTTCGTGATTACTCATTATTTCATATTCTCTGAATTTTAAATCTTCTCTGTACTTATCTAAATTCTCGATATAGTCCTCTAATTTTGCATAATCAACTTTTTTCAACTCTTGCATGCTTTGCCTCCTAAAATAAAAATGAGTAAATGCTTACTAATCCTTAGATTAATAATCCAACAATCATAGCGCCTAAACTTAAAAGAATTGCTGTGAATAGTGTATAAATTATAATCTCTATGATTTTTCTATATATCTTCATGGTTCAACCTCCTTAACTAATAATCTAATTTAAAAGAATTATTATAGCTTTTAATCTATTTATAGGGTGTTTATCCTATTTTTAAATTATGTTCAATGTGTGGAGGCTGAGAGGCCTCAGAATTAAAGTAATCTAGCTTTTACTGCGTCCATCAATTCATTTTGATTAAGTTTCTTATTTTTTAATGAGTCGTAGACCTTTTGGTCGATTGTGTTTTCAGTTGTAATGTGGTGTATAACTGTCGTTTCTTTTTGACCTTGTCTGTATACTCTTGCATTGGCTTGCTCATAATATTCAAGGTTCCATGTAAGACCAAACCACACAGCAACTGAGCCACCGTATTGAAGATTGACACCATGTCCAGCACTTGCTGGGTGCGTAATCAATAACTTAATATCTCCACTGTTCCAACGCTCCATATAATCGCCCTCTAGTACCTCAGCAAACTCATAACGTTCAAGTATACGCTCTTTATCATGCTTGAAATTATAGAACAACAATATCGGTTTGCCTTGTGCCTCTTCGATAATCTCGTCTAATATTTCAAGTTTCTTGTCGTGTATATGAGTGACTGAGCCATCGTCTGTATACACTGCACCATTAGACATTTGCAATAGTTTATTACTAAGACTTGCTGAGTTGAGAGCTACGATGTCTTTTTCGTCGTTGTCCTCATCTTCAATGATTAAGTTATTCTCTAATTCGTTGTATAGTGCACGTTCTCTATTGCTCAGTTTAGCCTCTCTGATTGAGTCAATACGCTCAGGCATTTTCAAATAGTCCTTACTCTCCATGCTTACTGTAATATCGCTTATGCTTTCGTATATTTCATCTTTCGAGCCATCTTTCAATTCCCAGTTAAAAACGTTATCTGATACTTGATGTGTAGGATAAAAGTATCTTTGTCTAAAATGTGTTTTGAACTTTCCTAAACGCTCGCCTCCATCAATCAAATATATCTGAGGCCATAAGTCCATGATATTTTTAGGTGCTGGCGTTCCTGTAAGACCTACAAATCTGTTGAATAAAGGGCTTTTCTTTTTCAGCACTTTAAATCTCTGACTATCTGAGTTTTTAAATGTTGATAGCTCATCTATCACAACCATGTCAAACGGCCAATCTTTTTTAAATCTGTCACATATCCATTTTGTATTTTCTTTATTTGTTACATAGATGTCAGCGTCCTTGTTTAGTGCCTGCTCTCTTTGTTTAGGTGTCCCCAGCACGAGTGATACATCTAAATGCGTCAGGTGCGACCATTTCTCTACTTCTTGCGCCCATGTATCCTGAGCTACACGTTTAGGAGCTATGACAAGCACCTTGTCTACATCAAGATAATTATATTTAAGCTCGTCTATTGCTGTAAGTGTTGATACGGTCTTGCCTAAACCCATATCAAGAAACAAACCATATCTCGGATTGTCTATAATTTTTCTAATTGCATAAGCCTGGTAATCATATGGCTTAAAATCAATTGCCATTTTTGACCACCTCATCTATAAATTTATCAATGTCGCTTTTTGAGTAAGGAACGTAAACATGTACGCCTCTTTTCTTAAATTGCCGATGTATATATTTTTGTAATTTTGAAAGACGACCTTTTTCTTGTTTCAGCTCTACAAAATAAATCTTGTTTTCAGGTAATATAATTATTCGGTCAGGTACACCTGAAATTGATGAAGTGAATTTCAAACATAAGCCGTTATATTTCCCAACTTCTTTTTTGAGATATTCTTCGATTTTGCTTTCTCTCATTTTTCATCATTTCCTTAAAATCATGTATTTTTACATCTAATTTTAGTGTAATTTTAAACGGAACAGGCCAAACACTTACGCGCCGTAAGGCTCAACCCTTGCGTTGCCCTAAAATCTCTAAATTTTTTCGCCAAACTTATAAAAATACGTGTTAGGGAGTAGAGTGTATAATATTACACCCTATATACTCCCTATATTCATTTTTAACTCTATTAGAGAAAAATATGGAACCTGGGCAACGCAGAGCCTTAACACTTAGAGTCGCAAGGGATTGACCCGTTGCCCAGACGTGCTAATCAGGGCAACGGGTGGCAACGGGTGGCAACGCAGATTAGCTTGCGTGTCCCTAAAGCAGGGCAACGCAGAAAACGCCCTATTTTTGCTTTTTGAGAAGATGGCCGTTTTTATGGAACCTGGGCAACGCTAGCCCTCCAGCCTTACAGCCTCAAGAGTTTGACCCGTTGCCTTAACGTGCTAACCAGGGCAACGGGTGGCAACGCAGTAAACTTGTATTTTTACTCGTTTTCAACCCTAGAAAATGCTTTTTGAGCTCCATAACCTATACCAAATTTCAATCTACCACGATTATTTCCCGTGTAAGGTTCCCAACCTTTTAGACTTTTTAGGACTGATTTCAATTCAGTTTGTAACATACGAGGAAAGTTCGCCTTGTCCTTGCCTAAACATTCGCACCAAATTTCAGATACACAAATTCGGTCTCTCTTCTCATAGCCTTGTACGGGCTGAGGCAGTATGTCCTCATTGCCTGATTGTATAAAAGCTCGTTTCGTGTCTAGGTCTAAATCACGCCAGTTGTAATCAGTTGTATATGGAACAGGCGTATCGACAAACTCCTCAACAATACCTTGATATACGCTCTCTTCTGTATGTACGGCTTGACGTTCGCCCATTTTCGCCTCTAGGTAGCTAGGCAAGTAAAGTTTTTCCCCGTCGTTATAACGCTGTTTGGCCTCTGCCCATAACTGCTTAGTAAGTGCTGGGTCATCTAACTCATCTATAGACTTAGTAGCGTTTTTTCTATCTACAGCTAACGCCCAAAAACGACGACCTCCTGTCTCATCACGTAAGAAATCAATTTTATTCGTTGTACCAAAGAATACACATTGACGAGGGAAGTCCTCAGCGTGTCGGCCATAAGCCACTCGGAATGAGTCGACCTGCTTACTGATAAAATGTTTAATTGCCTCAACCTCTGCTTTTTTAGTAGCAGCCAGCTCAGCCATTTCAATAAGCCATGTGCCCTGCAATGCCTCATAGGCCTCTTTGCCTGTCACGCTTGTAAGTGACTCACTGAACCATGCGCCACCCATTTTGCGCAATACTGTTGATTTGTATTGACCCTGGCCACCGTATAGCGTCGTCATGTAATCAAACTTAATACCAGGCTGATAAATACGTGCCACACCAGCCGTAAAGGCTTTTCTCGTCACAGCTCTGTTGAGCTCTGTATCTTCCACGCCTAAATAATCAATAAATAATGTATCTAAGCGCTCGATACCGTCCCACTCTAAGTTATCAAGGTAATCTCTGACAGGGTGGAACTTGTTCTCTGTAGCGATTTCGTTCACAGCGTCATCTGTTTTACTTCTGTTGTAAATGCCGTGTTCTTGCTCTAAGTATATGCGCAGGCCTGCGTCATCAGCGTCACGCCAGTAGCTCACTGTGTCCTCTTTGCGCCACGGTGTTGAACCCATGACACTAAGTCTGTTGTTAAACTCATCGTAGGCTATTTTGCCTTTGAGCTTTTCATCGTGACGTAGGATTAAACCGATATTAGGCGTTGTGGCCAACACATTACCTTGTTTGTCTACGTCGAGCTGTGTTGCCCATTTGTAACGCTCTTTTCGTTCTTTACGGTCAGCCTTGTCGATGTACTCGCTGAAATCGTCCTCAGCCTCGTAGGTTTCCATCATCATGTTGATTTTAACCTCGTCATCGTTCTGAGCGAGTGACTGCATTGACTTGTAAGATGGTAAACGGTTGATAGGCGTATCTTCGGGCGCCTCTTCATCTTGTAGGCTGAATTTGTGTATTCTTAGTAGGTCAAAGCTGTTGCATAGCTCGCCCCCTGCTGGGTCTGTACCATGATGAGAATAGGCGAATTTGCCATCTTCATATATAACTAAGCCCCCAGCTGTTGAGCCTCCAACATATGTGTAACGTGTATCGTCGTATTTCTCATAGATGTCAGATAGGTAATGCTCGATTACATCATGAATGTCGTAAGCTCTACAGAACGCGCCAACAATGCCTGGCTTGTTGTGTGGGTCGCCTTGCTTGTCAGCTAAACGTCTGTAACTTGCTGTTTCACGTTCTGAATACGGCCATTCAAGAGGGTCTTTCCAGTCTTTGTACTCAGCCAGCACTTCGTCAGGGTCTATAAAAGGCGCGTCCTGATACGTGAACAGATATTCAGCGTCTGAGCTAGTGCTTGGCCAATACATTAAACGGTGGGGCTGATAGGTTGTATCATCGAAATAATCAATACCGATTGACTCTGCAACCTTACGAGCTACAGCCTCATACTCGTCGCCGTTAACATGTCTTTTAAGGGGAACAACAAAGCGCAGGCGTGGCGTGGTAGCTCTATGTTTATGTGTTGAGTAAAGTGCATAAGCATGGCTGAAAAACATTTCAATAATTTCGTCCATGTTCTCGTCAGCAAAATCTATATCTAGGGTCAACATTGAACGGTTCATCACATAGCCTTTACGGCGTTTGCCCTCTTTGAGATATCCTCCGACGAAACCTCCGACGTCCTTAATTTCTGATTGCTCAGCCTTTTTCATTGTGTTGTACTCTGCGATAGTTTCCTGTGTTCTAGTTGTAACTGATAACTTCTGTAAGAAATCGCTCCAACTCTTCTCTGTATTACGCCAATAGCTTGATAATCTGCTCGTTGCCTGTGCATACGTCACTTTGCTGTCATATTGTAACTGCTCAAGTGGCGTTATATTGTCTAACTCGTGCATGACTGTATATCTCCTTTCTTATTCGTTTATATCTAAATGTTCATGGTCAGCCCATTCATTAGGCTGAATAACTAGGTATTCTGCTATAGCCTCAAAATACTTAAGGACTTCATAGACGTCCTTGTTATCTCTCAGGGCTGCCTCTCCGTCTACTTTTACTGTATAATGTCTTGATAATTCGTTTTTATCTTCTAATTCTTGTATTGTTCTTAACATCTATTCGCCCTCCTTAACAGCTTTCTCATACGCCTCACTACTCAATGGCACGCCTTGCACGCTGCTATCTTTAGTAAGTTGTAATTCAGTAAGTGGTTTTAACCCTATTTCATCGTTCATAGGGCTGACCTCCTCGAGCTCTTGCACTGTGTAGCGTGTCATTATTTAACCACCTCTTTACTGTCTGACTTCAATAGAGCATAGGAGAGCTCTAAGTCTGTCACGCCTATACTGTTAAAAGCGTTGAATGTTTGTTCTGCTTTAGGGTCATCTGCCTTGCTCTGCTCTCGCGTTAATTTGCCGTAATAGTAACCGACAATAAGCTGTTTTAAAGCCTTTCTAATTGCTAACGTTGCGAATAAGTATAAGTTAAATTTGATTAGTTTTTTAAACATGTTTGTCCTCCTAAAATTAGATATATGGTAGTGAGCTTTTCTGTTATAATTAAATAAAAGAAAGAGAGTAATTAAATGACTTTATGGAGGGAACTACTTTGAAAAATGGTAAAATTCTATTACTTTGGAATAAGTATTTAGCTAAATTAAATACACCTAAAGGGAAAATCTTTGTACGACTATTTACTTTTTTAGCGGGGGTTTTTGCTTTCACCCAATTTTGGAGCTATTCAAAAACCTCACTTCCTTATATAAGTAAAAACGCTAGTAACACTAATCTAGGAATACTAGTACATGCTTTGCAAAATAATTGGAAGATAGGGCTCCAAGTATCCATTATGATGTCTTGTCTTTCACTAGCAATCATTGGTTTTGTAGCCTCAATATCGAACTTGTTGTTTAAGCCTTTATATTTAAAGTTGGTCGTTTTTAGCTATTTAGGGGTATTACCTATTGTTTTTATTTTCACTATAGTTTTAGTCTCAACCAAGCCATCAGATACCACTCTTATTTTCAGCATATTGTCAGCTATAGGCGCCTCTATTGCATTTTGCTTTACTGTTTTCAAATCATTAAAAGAATGATGTATAAACAACCTTGATATTCTCTTGAGTAGTTGCTGGTTATTTATTTCTCTTTACAAGTCAGCCTCCTTGATATATGAACCATTTTTCATTTCGCCTTTACGGTCTTTAATTTCGTCGTAAGCGTAAGCTGTGCACTCTTCAACAGATAGCTCTAGCTGTAATGCTAGAATGACAAGTGTCACATATGCGTCGCCTATGCTGTCTTTGACCTGCTCTGTATTTCCTTTAACTAGCCCCTGGCTTAACTCGCCTATCTCTTCGACTACTTTGAGCATTTGCTTGTTGGGGTCTGCGTCGACTAATCCTCTAACCTCAGCCCACTGTTCGATATTTGATGTTAAAACGTTCATGTTATTTGTCATTGATTGTGTCCTCCTAATTATGGTAGCTCTTACACCCTGCGCCTCTAGCGCTTGTTTAATATAGTTCATGCAAGTCAAGATTATTAAATCTGATTAAGGCTAGTCTCATATTGTCGTACGGTATGCTTGCTGGTGTGATTTCCAGCCTCTCTTGTACATATTGCTCAACAGCCCCATAGCGTTTACGCCATAAGTCAGCCTCATACTGCGCCTTAGCTGACGCCTCATAGATATTGTTGAGCTTGTCCTGTTGAGCTCGTGCCAGCTCTTCGAGTTGCTTGTTGCGTTTCTTGAGTCTGAGCATTACATTTTCAAATTCTTCTAGTTTTTCAGTTATTTCGTTAATTTCCATTATTCGCTCAGCTCTTTTTCAATTGATATTGTTCGGCCATCAGTCAGCTTAACTTCATATCCTGACTCGTCAGCGCCCGTCCAACTCGTGAACTCTTCAATACCACTGTTTCTGTTAACTTCAAGGTACGCTGTAGCACCTTTTAGGCGTTGAATAATGTCATCAACAAGTTCTAAGTCGTCAGCTAGTTCCTCCCTTATATCTTCAAAGTCCTGAACGCCTCTACCCTCAGTAACTTCTAAGATTACGCCGTAAACGTACTGATTGATTGAGAACTCTGCTCTGTCTTGCTCATCAGGAATGTGTCCTGTGCCTTGTCTGACATCTGTACAATGAACGTAAACCTCAAGCTCAGGTTTTTCTCGTTTCAACTTCTGAATATAGCCCAGCTCGCAGATGGTGCCTTGTGCATGTGTTAAATAATCCAACACGATAATATCTGCATTCTCAATACCTCTTGTGTCATTTTCAACAATTCGCTCTGCAAGCCCCTGTTGGTCTGCACTTGATTTGTCGTTTATACTTTTATCATCTTGAGGATTGTAGACCTCATAGCCTAAATTCTTGAAAGCTGATTTCTCGTAAGCCCTGCGTAACTGTTGACCGTGGCTCAACATATCGCCTGCGATGTAAATTGTCTTTGTCATTATTCGACCTCCTTATATAAAATTTTCGATTAATAACTCATCTATCCTGTTACTAGCTATGTCGTAATATTCTTTGTCTAGCTCAAAGCCTAAATATCTTCGGTTTTTATTCACGCTAGCAACTGCAGTCGTGCCACTCCCCATGAAACCATCAAAGACAACGTCATTTTCATTTGAGTGCTTTTCGATACATTGCTCTATCATTTCAATAGGTTTTTGGTTTTGATGTAATTGCCCTTTACCAGCAACCCGTTTAAATTCCCATACATCTGTTAAACGGGTACCGTTGAATTTGCTACGGCCTTTATTGACTAGAAATATAATCTCATATTTTCGACCAAATGCGCTTTGCAGGTCGCCTGCTGTGTGGTTATTCTTAACCCAAATAATCATGTTTTTTATGGTGAAATACTGCTCTAACTCTTGTTTAAAAAAATCTACTTTATTAGATGAACAAAACATGTACATAGCAGTATCATCTTTCATTATTCGGTAGCACTCTGCTATGTAATCTTTTAACAGTTGCTCGTTATCATCGTTCAATATCTCTTTAGTAAATTTATGTGATTTGTCTTTCCTGCGCCCCGTTTTATATTTAACTAAATAAGGTGGGTCAGTAACGATTAAGTCAATACTGTTGCTTTCAATATTTTTCATGCCCTCGATACAATCTTCGTTATATATCGTATTCAGTTCCATCTACTTAGCCTCCTGCTCGAGTTTCTCTCTGTAGCGTCTTGCGTATTCCTCAATTTTTATTAACTCTTTTATACGGTCATCTTTACGACCTAATCGAGTTGAATATCTTTGCAGGTTTGACTTCATAGCACCTTGAAACTCTTCGGGTGTCATTTGCATGTACCAAAAGTCAATAAGGTCTATGCCGTCATCTGTATTGCTCTGATAGTGTTGCTCTTTAACCTCTTCTGAATGATTTAATATTGTGAATTTAAATGAATTATCGACGTGAAGTGTTTCTGTGCCGTCATACACAACAGCTTGTTGTACGTCTCTGTGTATCTCGGTAACTTCTGCCACTACCTGCTCGCCTGAGTTGATAGGGTATTCAGCGCTTATAATGTCGCCTAGTTGTAACTGCTGTATCGTTGCCATTAATTAACCACCTTTGGGAATATGTCGTTTTCCATTAAGTATTTTGTATAATTGCCTAAACTATGTTTTTGAGGCGTTCCGTCATACAGATGAGGCTTTTCTTCTCTGTATTTTCGTTCTTTCATCTGTTTTATAGCCTCTCTGCTACGTTTTTGCTCTTTAGCTTTCAAGTTGCTCATCATATCTGTAATTGATGGCTCGCCTTGCCAGCGTCTCTTAATTGGTTTTGTAAGAGCCTCGTGTAACGAATATCCTTTTCCTATTCTGTGACAAATGGTCTTGGTTTGTAGTCCCAAATCGACCTCAGCCCTTTCAATATCTTCAAGGGGGATATAAACCTCATAACCTTTACGGTTATAAAGGTAGTAGATTATTCCATCTATCATTACGTAGTTAGGTGTTAGATATTTAGCTTGTTCTGCGCTCCAGCCCTCTTCTAACCTTTTATCTATTAAAGTTATTGTGTTACCTAAATGTTGTAAGATATATCTTCGTTCATTATCTTCAATCCACACTACTGACCCGTCAGGCCTAGTAGGGTGTGCTCTTACATATCCGTCTTTGTCTAATTCTTTGTACATCTAAAATCGTTCCTCCCAATCTTTTAAATTTGATTTTCCAGTCATGGCTACAACCTCGTTCGCCATTTCGTCATAATATTCGTCTATATATTCGCCTACTTTTTCAAGTACGTCGTCATAGTTATTCGCTGTGACTGTAACCTCTGCATCGTATTCAATAGTGAGCTTGACAGGCACCTTGTAAGTGCCCCACTCGCTCACGCCATCTAGTGCGCTCATTTCTTTACCTCCTAAAAGGTGTTAAGCAAGAGTAATAGCAGTAGCGCAAAAAGAACAGCTATAATCGCTAAAAACCAAACTAGCGCCACTAATAAGTAATACACAACTTGCTTTAAAACCTCCCAAAAATTTCTCATATGATTTGCTCCTTTAATCTTTCATATAGAAAGGACTGACAAAGCCATCACTGCTGAGGTTCAACCCCTCAGCCCATTCAACAGGCAAGGCCATAATGTCCTCTATATCAGATAAGTGGTCACGACCGTCGTCAGGAACTTCGAGAATAAGCTCATCGTGCACATGAGCTACTATCTTGTAGCCTTGTTTTTCTAACCTGGCCATTGATACGCCCAATAAGTCACGGGCAGTTGCTTGGACGATGTTCTCGACCAACTTGCCCCCGTAAGTTTTGACTGTCGTCCACTTTCTATTTATGTCCAGCCCTTGAAATTCTACAACCTTAGAAC